GAGCCTTTGCTCTCATTGGTTTCATGCTTCGACAGTTTGAAATTAGTCGTCTCGTAGGGATTAGACCGTACAATGCTATCGCCTTTAGTGGTCCGATTGCTGTCTTTACTTCTGTTTTTCTCATTTATCCTCTCGGACAGTCCTCGTGGTTCTTTGCGCCGTCGTTTGGCGTTGCAGCGATTTTTAGGTTCCTCCTATTCCTACAGGGCTTCCACAACTGGACGCTCAACCCGTTCCATATGATGGGTGTCGCAGGTATCCTGGGTGGAGCATTGCTTTCTGCAATCCATGGTGTTACAGTAGAGAATACTTTGTATCAAGATGGTGAAACAGCAAACACATTCAAATCATTTGAACCTACCCAAGAGGAAGAGACTTACTCAATGGTTACAGCGAACCGCTATTGGTCGCAGATTTTTGGGATCGCGTTTAGCAACAAACGCTGGTTGCATTTCTTTATGCTCTTTGTTCCTGTTATGGGGCTCTGGACTTCATCCATTGGTATTATTGGTCTTGCCCTTAACCTCCGTGCTTATGATTTTGTATCTCAAGAGATCAGAGCTGCAGAGGATCCTGAGTTCGAGACGTTCTACACGAAGAACATCCTATTGAATGAAGGTCTACGTGCATGGTTAGCACCAGTGGATCAACCACATGAGAACTTTGTGTTCCCAGAGGAAGTATTGCCTAGAGGTAATGCACTCTGATCCAGAACCTATACCTAGGTGGGTATACACCGTCGCCATATCATTGTTTGTATTCACAATACTTTGCTTCGGTGTTATGGTTGCTGGAATGATTTACATATGATATACTAGGGGTCTTCGGACCCCTTTTTTATTATGGAAGACTTTATCTTTCCTATCAAACTTGTATCGGAAAGAGCAAACGAATCATTTGATCGTGATAGATTTAAAAATATCATTCAAGAATATCGACAGGAACATCCGAGTGTTCAGAAGAGTAATAAGGGAGGGTGGCAGTCACAATTGTTCCCACCTGATGAATATATCTCTGGTTCAAATTTCTTTTCTGATATGATGCGCTCTGCTACAGAGACTTACAAACGTGGAACTAGACTTGGAGAACTTGGTTTAGATTTAGAACTTGATACTTTCTGGTTCAATGTAAACCCACCTGGAACATATAATAGTCTTCATATTCACCCAGGATCTATTTTGTCTGGGGTATTCTGGGTATCATGTCCAGAAAATTGTGGTAGACTTGTCGTAAGACATCCAAATGAAATGGTAAACTATTACCTAGGACCAGATGAGTTATCAATTGATCCACAGGAAGGTGTACTGGTTTTGTTCCCGTCTTATCTACCACATCTTGTAGAACCTAACCAGGGTTCAGAAGATAGGATTTCTATCTCATTTAACTTGAGCATTAAACAATGAAAATTACTGCACATACTATTGATGGTTGCTTTTATTGTGACCAGTTAAAAGAACTTCTTAGACGAGCAGACCTGCCTGCAGAGTTTATTTTGGTAGAAGATAAAGCAGAGTTTGTTAGCAAGTATCCAAACGCCAAAGGATATCCTTGGGTAATTATTGATGATGAAGAGGTTGGTGGACTGGTAGAAACCGCATCTCTTTTAGTTAAAAAAGGTCTGGTTTCTTCTAGAAAATGACTATAAATAAAGGCACAGAGTTGATGCTTAGGAGGGCACCCAGGGAACCTGAACCAGAGTCCCCAGTGCTCAAAAGACTGGGAACGGAGATCGCATTCTCCCTTCTACGTAGAAAGTTTCGTTTTAAACTAGATCTTAGTTGGGAGAAATTACTAGACAACTAAGGAGTACGACATGGAAACGGCAACAATCCTATTCTTCTCGGCAACAGCATCATTTCTCTTTCTATGTGTCGGGATTGTCGCAGGGTGGACAGCAAAGGATTTCATGCATGACTATTTCGGATATGAAGACGAACAGTTAGCAATGCATCCTGAGATGTACGACCAAAATGGTCAATATATAAATGAAGAACTATTATCAGTGAGATTTTTAGAGGAAGACGATGAAGCTTTTGATGAATGAGGTACTGCAAAAAGTATCAAACGCAAAGACCAAGAAAGAAAAGATCGCGTTGCTGCAGGAGCACAACACTCCTGCACTTCGTTCTCTTCTAATCATTAATTTTGATGAGAGTATCATCTCCCTACTTCCCGAGGGTGATGTACCATTCACTCCCAACGACGCCCCAGAGGGCACAGAACACACCAAACTAGAGCACGAGCATAGAATCCTCTATCATTTCTTTAAGGGCGGTTCTAAGGTCGCACAGCACAAGCGTGAGTCCATGTTCATTCGTCTCCTTGAGGGGTTGTCTGAACCAGAAGCGCGTGTTATTATTCTTGCGAAGGATAAGCAACTCGGTAAGCGTTATAAGATTACCAAACAATGTGTTGCTGAAGCCTTCCCATCAATTGTTTGGGGAAATCGATCTTGAGTAAAGTAAGAGTAATTCGTGAAGACTGCGACCCAGAATTGGCGCAAGACAGAACACTTCCTAATACTGCATTCCTTGTAGAGTATGAGAAGGATGGGAGAACCTGTTACGACATTGCTATCCCGAGAAAGAAAGTGGACATGTTTGATTACTACTGGGATAAGTATCGACATGGACTAAAGGGTTGGACTCAGACTGAAGGAAGGTCCAATCCAAAACTCTGGGAGGATCCACAAGCCAAGAAAAAATAATGCTGTATAAAAAAGAGAATCCACATCTCGGCAAGCGTTATATCTTCCACATTCATATCCCAAGAACTGCTGGAAGATACATTAAAAATGTTTTTGTGGTGAATAAATGGAGAGCAAGGTTTGGAAACTATAAGGTACATCAGGATAATGTAGAAGTTCCTCACTTACATTATCCTGGGTATACTAAGCTTTATAAAGCGGATGTTGCTGATCACTTCACTGTTGTAAGAGATCCATTTGAAAAATTCAAATCTTCATTGCAGATGATGATCAGAGTACAAGACTCTGATTTAAAAATCTATGAGAAGATAAAAGATAAAGAGTTTCTCTTCCGTTTTTTATCTCACAATAACTATCATTTAAATCATTTTAGAAAACAATCAGATTTCATATCACCAAAGACTCATGTTTATAAATTTGAAGATGGACTTGGTTTGGAGTTTATCGATTGGGTAAATGATAAACTTAATATAGATCTTCATAGAGTTGAATACAAGTATGAAATTTTTCATCCTGCCTCAAAACCTGAGGGACGACCAAACAAGGCAGAGATAGATCCTATAGTTGAGGATCACATTAGAGAATACTACCGAGAAGATTACGAGAACTTTAAGTATTGAAAACTGTATCGCATGTTACGGTTTGCACACACTATATAACTGTGGTATAATAACCATACGTTCATCTTATGCTCAGCATCCTGCTGGCATTGACCCTTGCCCATCATGATGACGGCAACCCCTACGGGTGGCACATGTCGTGTGAAAGGTTCCTCCAACGTCGAGTGGAGATCCAAGCAGATCCTAACCTTGACCTTCGGTCGAAGTTGAATCTCATTGGGTATCTAAAGACAAAGGTGGAAGGTCAATGCGACGGGTTGTATACATAAGACGCAAGTAAGTCGCGGAACGGAGCGTTCATCCCATGATTGAGTTACTTCTATCATCCACAATGTCATGTGCAGAAGCTGATGCTGTAATGCTACGCATTAAAATGCATGAGCATCTAAATGATGAGTGGAAAGTAGAACTGGTAGAGACCATCAAGGACTACACACCAGAATGTAATTTCTACTGGGACGCAAACGACTGAAGGAACGGGGACTAATCACCCTACTCTTTCAGGAGCACCTACAATGAACACACTTAACCTCATCAAGAAGCAGATCAACAAAGCTGCAGCACTTCATGATGCACAAATCGCTATGACTTCATATCGTGGAGTCAAGTTTGAGTGTAAGCAAGGCGAAGTTGATGAAGTACATGGTACATTCTGCTATCGCGGACACACTTATCAGAAGTGATATGAACTACACATATCATTACGATGATATGGATAAAGATAGTAGACCACCAAGTTGTTACCAACTCACTTACAGAGGGGTAACATACTGGTCTTGCTATCGTATTCACATGCGTGAATGGTTAGATAAAAAGTATGCACGGTTAGCATACGATAAGTTGAGAGGGCATTGACCCTCTCTTTTTTTATGCTAATATAAATATCAAAAAGAAGAAGTAGCATGGAAAGAGAAAGACTCAAACTCATCTACAAAAACCTTAAGTCTCTGCTCAATGCCTTGGAAGCAGAGATTTATTCAGACCCTGAATCCTATACATCTCGTAAGAAAGATGCTACAATAGGGTTTAGTGTTTCTTCAGAAGATGATGACGGATACCCAGACTAAATGACCAGACTCAAAGACCAAATTAGATTAGCGAAGATGGCTTTAAAACAAGCCAAGAAACGCCCAGAACTGTATACGAAAGAAGAACTTTTGTATATGGCAGTTCAACTTAGACGTGCTAAAATAGCATTGAAAGCAAAACAACAACGTCGTAGACAGGAGAAAGGTTTTAGTAATGACACAAGTGAATCTAGTATCAATCACTCCCGAAGCGGAGAAGATGATGGGGTATGTAGCGAGGGTATCGAATCCAGCGAACCAGGAGAATCCTAAGGTCGCTGGTCTTCTGAAGTATTGCATTAAGCATCAACACTGGTCTGTCTTTGAGCAAGCGTTCATGACTCTTGAGATCCACACCACGAGAGGGGTGGCGGCTCAAGTGCTGAGGCACCGTTCGTTCACATATCAAGAATTTTCACAACGCTATGCTGATTCTTCCCTACTCGCGGAGAAGATCCCTCTACCTGAACTACGCCGTCAAGACACCAAGAATCGTCAAAATTCTATTGATGATATTGACCCGTTTGTCCGTCAAGAGTTTGAAATCAAAATTCAAAAGCACTTTGATGAGGCGATGAAACTCTACAAAGAAATGCTCGATGCAGATATTGCAAAGGAGTGTTCTCGTTTCGTGCTTCCACTCGCCGTACCAACAAAAATTTACATGACGGGATCAATCAGATCGTGGATTCATTACATCGATTTGAGATCTGCTAACGGCACACAAAAAGAACACATGGATATTGCGGAGGGAGCACGTAAGATCTTTGTAGAACAACTACCTATCGTATCCGAGGCATTAGAATGGCAATGACTGACCCAATTACAGTAGAAGATTACAAGTGCGTGAGTGAAGAGTTCTTTCAGAAGTATAACTATGTTGTAGAACGCATGGGTCCTGTGCCCCCAAAGGCAGAGGATGTTCTGAAGATTATGGAAGCACTCAGCGCACAAGTTATTAAAGAGAGAGTGAAGAGTAAGATCGGACCTTTTGGATTTAACAAATGCAAAAGTGAAGATGAGAATCCATAAAACTGGAAAAAATTTTCCCGCCAAAAAATGACCTAAAACCTTTTTCATATGCCTACCTATCCTGTAAAACACAAAGAAACTGGAGAGACAAAACAACTCTCCATGACGATCTCTCAATACGAAAAGTGGAGAGAAGAAAACCCCGACTGGGATAAAGATTGGTCTGCAGGTGTTGCAGGCGTTGGTGAAGTTGGGGAGTGGCGTGATAAAATGTCGAAGACACATCCTGGTTGGAAGGATGTGATGAAAAAAGTTCAACAAGTCCCAGGTTCTCAAATTAAAGGTTGGTAAATAGTATGCCCAGAAAGCAAAAGCAGTACACGATTCCCGTTCCTCCAGGTATGAGTAAGAAGCAGATGAAACGTCGTCGCCCTATCAACAGTGGATATCTTCTCGATATCAATCCACTCACAGATAATCAAGAGATTATGTTCAGTGAGTGGGAAGACAATAAGAACTTGTTTGTCTATGGTTGTGCTGGTACAGGTAAAACTTTCATCGCACTTTACCTAGCACTGAAGGAAGTTCTTGAAGAGGATTCTCCTTATGATAAGGTGTATATTGTCCGCTCACTGGTTGCTACTCGTGAGATTGGTTTCCTCCCTGGAGATCATGAAGACAAGTCATCTCTTTACCAGATTCCTTATAAGAATATGGTTAAGCATATGTTCGAGATGCCTGACGACAATAGTTTTGAGATGCTGTACGCAAACCTCAAGAGTCAGGAAACTATTTCATTCTGGAGCACATCTTTCCTTCGCGGCACCACTCTAGACAATGCTATTGTTCTCGTAGATGAATGCCAGAACCTGAACTTCCACGAACTTGATAGTCTTATCACTCGTATCGGTCAAGACTCTAAAGTTATTTTTGCAGGTGATGTTGCACAGACTGACCTACAAAAGAGTGCAGAGAAAGATGGTATCCTTGACTTCCAAAGGATCCTCAGAGAGATGGATGAATTCTCTATGATTGAATTCGGTATTGAAGACATCGTTAGATCTGGTCTAGTGAAGTCTTATCTTGTGAACAAAATTAATCTCGGTCTATGAACATTTTCAATCACGTTGGTGACTATACTCCAGTTCATATGGAGGCGCAGACAGATAAAGAAACTGGTAAGCGCATCTACGTTACCCCTAGCGGCAACAGATATCCATCAGTCACCACTGTGATTGGTAGCAATAAGAAAAAGATGCAGTCCATCATGCGGTGGAGAAAGCGGGTTGGTGCGGAAAAAGCAAACAACATTACCGCTCGCTCCACCAATCGTGGAACAAAGTATCACAGTATTGTTGAGGATTACTTTAACAATCAACTAGATCTCAAGAAGTACAGCAAGTATCCGCTTCCTGTGCTGATGTTCAATCATTCTAAGAGTACACTTGATCGTATAAATAATATATACTTTCAAGAAGCGGCGCTCTACTCAGACAAATTAGAGCTAGCAGGGCGTGTTGATTGCATTGCAGAATTTGATGGAGTATTGTCCATCATTGATTTTAAAACATCAGCATCTGAAAAAGCGGACAATAGACTCTACGATTACTTCGTTCAGGAAACAGCATACGCCTGCATGTTAATGGAGGTGCATGGTATTAGAGTCTCTCAGTTAGTTACAATCGTCGCTTGTGAATCGGGCGACACGCAGGTTGTTGTTCGTCCACTTTTGAAAGAATATCTAGATTCCTTACTTAAGTACATCGACGAATATAAAACTGCCCATGGACAAAAGCAAACTATTAGAGGATAAATTTATGACTGCGGCTAGATTCTCGCAGGAAGTTGAAAAAATAGTTTTGAACAATAGAGACATGAACTATATTGATGCTATAATTCACTACTGTGATCTAAATGAAATTGAGTTGGAGACTGTTCCTAAACTCATTTCAAAACCACTGAAAGAAAAACTTAAGTTCGACGCACAAAAGTTGAACTTTATTAAACGTACTTCTAGAGCAAAGTTAATGTTGGTATGACTGAATTCTTTAAATCGGAGATGGTCCGAGGTGACTTACAAGAGATGATGGAACTTCAGCAGACCTGCTTCAGGTATGCATCCAGTTTCCCAATTCTAGATACTGAAAGGAGACTTGAGTATCTGGAGGCGATGAATCTTCTGTTGGAAAAGCAGAAGATCATGTATCATCGCATGAACTTGAGTGATGATGAAGAAGCGCAGACCGTTGTTGAAAACATGCGGACTGCTGTTGTAATGCTGGGTGGAAATCCAGAATTAACTGTAGAAGATATGTTTGCTGACCTTGAGAACAAGGTCAACGTCATGATAGACAAACTGCAAAGCGGCACAGGGGGTTGACGCTCCACGCTGCTTTTGATACTATACCTTTGTTGGGCAGATGAGTCGGGGAGACCCGCCTGTACGTAAGACCCAACGCACAAACCAAATCCAATTATATCCGACTAAATCCAATGGCATCTATCCACGATCTAAAGCGCAAGTCCCAGGCAAACTTCGCTTTCCTGCAGAAGGAAATCGAAAAGTCCACTACTCAAGGCAGTAGCGACGAGAGGTTCTGGAAGCCCGAACTTGACGCTAGCGGCAACGGTTACGCTGTTATCCGCTTCCTTCCTCCCCCTGACGGTGAGGATGTTCCTTGGGCAAAACTGTACTCCCACGCCTTCCAAGGTCCTGGTGGTTGGTTGATCGAAAACTGCCTCACTACCAAGAACGAGAAGTGTCCTGTCTGTGCTCACAACAACGGATTGTGGAACAGTGGTGTGGAGTCAGACAAAGAGATCGCACGTAAGCAGAAGCGTAAACTGACTTACTACACCAACATCTATGTTGTTCGCGATCCCAAGAACCCTGATAACGAGGGTAAGGTCTTCCTCTATAAGTTTGGTAAGAAGATCTTTGATAAGATCATGGCTGCTATGCAACCTGAGTTCCAAGATGAGGAACCAGTGAATGTCTTTGACTTCTGGGAAGGTGCTAACTTCAAACTGAAGATCAAGACTGTTGCAGGTTACTGGAACTATGATTCCAGTGAGTTTGATCGCGTCTCTGCTCTCAGTGCAGACGATGATGAACTGGAAACCATCTACGGTCAGCAGCACAGTCTGGAAGCGTTCACCGCTCCGTCTGAGTTCAAGACCTACGATGAACTGGAAGCACGTAAGAACGTCGTTCTAGGCGCTGCTCCTGCAG